GAAAATGCCAACTAAGGAGAAATAAATGGCAGACGAAAACAACACAAATTGGTATGATGGCCTTAACATCGAAGATGAAAACATTGGCGTAATTCAAACAAAAGGATGGCAAGATGCGAACAGTATTATCAAAAGTTATAGAGAGCTTGAAAAATTTGCTGGCAAAGATAAAAACGATTATATTGAAATTCCGAAAGGGGAAGACGCAGACTACTCCGCAGTCTATGCCCGTCTTGGTAGGCCCGAAAAAGCGGAAGATTACGAACTCCAAGACACCGACTTCGCCAAAGCTGCGAAAGAAGTCTTGTTTAAAGAAGGTATCACCAAAAAACAAGCAAAAGCGTTAGAAAAATGGATTGACGAATATAACGCAACACAAGTAAAAGCCATTGAAGAAAAACAAGCCGCAGATGCAGACGCACGCAGTAAAGCATCAGTTGAAGCTTTGAAAAAAGCGTGGGGTGCGGATTTTGATAAAAATTTGGCAATAAGCAAAAATACTGCAAAAGATTTAAACATCACAGATGAAGAATTAAATGCAGTAGAATCAGTTCTTGGCGCAGAACGTTTTGGTAAAATGTTATTGGGATTATCAAAACCGACGGATTCTAATCAACCATTAACTGGGTATAAATCCGGTGGGCAAGAAACTAAAGAAATGGCAAAACTTCGTATTGAAGAATTAAAATCAGATGCTGAATTTATGAAGAAAGTTGCCGCAGGCGACGAAAAGTCGGTACAAGAATTATTGCGTTTAGCCGCAATTACAGCACAAGGAAACTAATATGAAAGACACACAATTTTTGGCAAGAAAATTATTTTACTTCATTCCAGATGTTTCAAATGAACTTTTGAAAATCAAAGAAGATTATGTGATTGCAACAGAATTTGATACAAAAGATATCACATTTAAAGTTCGTTTTTTGAATGGCGATGCTGTTCAAATGTTTGCGGTTGGTAAAACTAAAGAAGAAGTTGAAGAAGCACATGCTAAGTTCTTGAAATATCGCAAAAAATACTGGGAAGCAGTTGAAGCGATTGAACCAGCGCAAAAAAAATTACAAGATGCGTACAAAGATTCGTATGCTGATTGGATGAGTGAAGAATTTATGCAGGTTATCAACGATCGTCATAACGTCAACAAGGTCGTTGCGGAAGCAGAAGCAAAAAAAGCGGCGAACGAAAATGCAGTTAGATAATTTGTATAACAAAAACGCCTATGTTCAAAATGGGCGTTTTAATCATATTTTTATGGGTTCTGAATTGGAAGTGTTGAAGTTGACGCAACACAAATATGATCGGCACGACATCGCGGAAGCGTATAGATTTATTGCTGACATAATTGAAAACGGGGACTTTCCGTGGCCCGGAACTTTTCCCTTGAAAAAACCTGAAGAATCTGTTAAAATAGAGACTAAGAAAAGCAAAGGAAAGTAGTCGCCCTTTGTTTTTGTGCCATAACCTTTAATAGTGTTGAAGCGGCGACGGCGGTCACCTAATCATCCCGAAGGCGGCAAAGCATTAGGAATAAGACGTAGGCGGGATTCGCACTCCCATAACCAACGGATGATTCTAGCGATTAGAAAACTTTAAAAAAAATGGAGCTTAAAAAATGGCAATGGCTGATATTAACTTAAGTACCATCTCAGCACAGTTTTCTACGCTGGTTGGTGCTTTGGCACAACAGGCCACATCTAAAACTGCTGGTTCTACTACATTTAGAACAGGTTTGACTGGCCGTGTACCTCAAATTATAACATACGTAAATAAAGTTACTTTACGTACAATCACAGACTTAACAACCCCACGTGCAACTGTCGCACAAACACCAGAAGCAGATACTCGTTATTTGCCTTCTCCAGTTGAAAAACGTGCAACATTTATCTTCACTGAAGAATCTACGTTGTTACGTTTGATCGATATGAAAGCTGGTTGGGTTTCTGAAACAAACAAAGCTTTCCAACGTGAAAAAGATATTATGTTCGTTAAAGCTTTCTTAGGCAATGCGATCACATCTTTGAACTGGACTGACGCGACCGCTTCTACACCTGGTCAAATCACAATGCCAACAACATTTGTTGCGTTACCTGCTGCTAACACAATAACTGCTACAGCTGGCGCGACAATCACTGGTTTGTTGAAACAAGTTTTGAAATTCTTCGAAGCTAACGACGTTGATTGGCGTTCTTTGGGTCTGCGTGCGTATCATAACTCCAAATTTGCAGAATTGTTACGTAATGATGCAGAATGGTATACCTGGAACACATCTGGTGCTATGCCAAACTCGACTGGTGAATTGAAATCCTACTTGGGCTTCGATTTCATCCAATTGTCTGAAATTGACGTTTTGAATTCGACCAATGGTGCGCAAGACAAAGTGTTAATTGCAGCTGGTCAACCGATCTGCACAGGTATCTGGAAAGACTTTAACACAACAATTTCTATCCGTCACGACTTGGATGATGCATATCAAGTTAACTCTTATATGTTATTGTCTTCTGCTCGTTTGAACGAATGGCAAGTTTGTGTGTTGGATATTTCCGCACTGTAATTTCGCCTGCCCCTGCCTTAGGGTGGGGGCAGTCTATATAATGGAGAGCTTCTATGAATCTTTTAACATATACAGATATAGCAAATATGGCAATCGATTGGTGTGGGGGCTCATTATCTATTGATAGTATAGATAACCAAAACAACCCTGACGCTATTGTTTGTAAACGTAATCTTCCAATGGCAATAAAGTCCGAATTGGATAAGTTTGAATGGACTTTTGCACGTAAAAAACAACCTGCAGTGCCAGATATGACTGAAGAAAATCAGATTTTTGGTTATTTTTGCTATTATTTACCAGATGATTTTTCTCGTTTATCAAATTATATGATGTTTACACGCAACGGATACAAACTTCCGGTTGATGAATACAGAACATCACCATCGTATTTAGTTGAAAATGATCGTTTATATGTAAAATTTCCAATAAGAACAATATATTATACGTCAAATGAAGTGGATATCGCCAGATGGCCATCTTTGTTTTGCGATGTTGTGGCTTTAAACTTGGCTCAACGTATTGTTGGGAAGATTAAAGGATTGGATGCAGACATTTCGTTCTTTGAATCGTTGTATAAACAGAAATTAAAGGATGCCCGAAAGGCTGATATGATTACTTTGGAAGCCGCACAGGGCGGAGAATCAATATTACAGCTGAATAGGATTGTACCATAATGTCAGACAGATTAAAAGCAGATGTTTTAAGCGCGTTTAATGGTGGTGAAATAACACCAGAGTTATCAGGGCGTGTAGATAAAGAAGAATTAAAGTTTGGTACCCGCTACGTATCAAACTTTTTGCCTACACATCAGGGCGGATTAAAAAAATGGTATGGTACTTCTAAGATTGCAACAATAACCGATGATATTTCAAACGGTTACAGAATGATACCGTTTAGTGGTGTGTCTGAACCTTTGGCGTTGTTATTTTGTAACGGAAATGTGTATGCTGTATCTGCTGGTGAAGTATTTCTGCAAGATTTTACGATTCCAAACAATCAAATTGCGGATGCTTCGTATTTACAAATAAATGATTTAATATATTTTACTGAAAAAAACACAGGTATATTTCAAATTCAATATTATGGGCTTGTAAATGGTCATCACAGATTTAGATTACAAACTCCAGATATAAAGGAAGAGCCGTTTTTTCCAATTTCTTGGGCTGGGAACTATAATAAGAATTTAAGAACAACAGGTTATAATGGTATAGTAAATGTCGAAGCCACAAGTTCTGTTGTTGGTTATATGTTAAAATTGCCAGAACGGTTACAAAATGCAGGTTCTGGTGTAAACGTTTTGTTTGGCGACAGGGAATATAACTGTATTACTGCTGGTGATATACCAATGGGTAACAATACGTATCCTGGTTATACATATTGTTCTGTTAATACCGGTTTAACATCTTTACAATTGATTCGTGTAAGAAGTGGTGTTGAAAGTGTTGTAGTGTCGTGTGATATTGGTAATGCACAAGAAATAAAACAAGAAAGATATATGAGCATAATGATTTATCATGCTCATACAACGATGCATTATGCTGATAGTTATGGTGTTATAAAAACAGTTTCTGAATCTCAGATTTTGAATTCTTTTGCTTCTCTTGGCGCATTAAGAATAGAAGATGGGTATCTTGTGTTTTCGACGTTACCAACAGGACATCAATCTGGTGATGAATATAAAATACGTTTGGTTCAGGCTGCTTCGTCTACAACGAATCCTGATGCACCAGTAAATGACACGGTTCAGGGGTATATTAGATATGCTTCTGCCAACGCATACACTATGGATGGTGAATTAGATGAACTTGATGAAATATCATATTTGTTTGATTCTACTGATATTGTTGGTCGTAAAATAAGATTTAGATTACCGTCAACTGGCGTTGTTGCTGCGTGGGCGCAAAATGTTCAGGTTACACAAAACAAAGTGTATTATTCTGATGGTAATTATTATGTTGCGAAGTCGACTGGTACTACAGGTACAATACAGCCTGTGCACAGACAGGGTACAGTGTCTGATGGTGCGATAGATTTTGAATATTTACATAGTGGATATGGTGTTGGTACAATTATATCTGTGCCAGATACAACACATTTAACAATAAAAGTTGATGGAAATCTTCCTGTTCTTGATATATCTTTATCTCAATATGATTGGGATGTTTATCAATGGTCTATGTGGGGGTATCACGGAAGGTATCCATCTAATGTGTTTACGTTCGCTAATCGTTTAGGATATACGCTGGATACAGATGGTTATGGATCTTGGTTGCAGATGTCTAAGACTGACGACTATGCTGATTTTGGCACAGAAGAATACGGGAAACAGCTTGATACTTGTGGTATTAACATTGTTATTTCTGGTCATCCAGACAACCGTATTAATTGGGTATTGTCAGGTTATCGTTTATATATGGGATCTGCATCTGGTGAATATAATGTTTTAGGTGATAAATCTACAGGTTCTATGTCCCCAACTAATGTGCAAATATTACCAGTGTCAAATGTTGGTGGTGCTAGAGTTGATGCAGTAAAATATAAAGATATGAATATCTTTGTTGGTACATCGAAAGAAGATTTATTTAGATTACAATACGATTATTCTTCGGACGATTATGTACCAGATGATTTGTCTACTGTTAGTGAAAATTTATTTGAAGACGGTGTTGCAAAAATGCAGGTATTGCGTTCAAAAGATCGTAATTTGTATTTTTTAACTGATAACAAACGGTTACGTTTGTGTAGTGTTCAAGAAGAGATCAAAACAGTTGGTTGTTATCGTGTTGATGTGTCTGGTGATGTTTTAGATTTTGCAACAAGTAATGCAGGTGTTACATCTTCTGAATTTTTATTAGTGAAGCGCGATGATGTGTGTACTGTGGAGATTGTTGATTCTGCTTCTCCGACATATATGTTAAGCACACGAACAATAAGAGTGGCAGAAGAAGATCCTGTTATTGCATCGACGATTACGGATTTGGAATTTGCTGGCAAAGAGATATTTGTTCAAAATTATGAAGATGGTATGTTTTATCATATAGTTGTTGGTTCGGATGGCACGTTCACAAATCGTTTTTCAACGCGTTCATTGGCATATGGTTTGCCATTGGTTGCAGAAGTTCATATGTTGCCGTCTTATAATCAAAATAATAAATTGGAAGGATTGCAACAAAAAGCGATTAAGTTTAATGTTCGTTTGTTGGATTCTGGTGCGTTTAGTTATGGATCAAGTAATGATTTTGATCAATGGTATGAATATCATAATTGGAATACACAATCTGGACAAGAATGGAATGCACAGCATAAATTGATGTCTGGCGATTTGCAGTTGCCTGCGCCGTTTGGTTATATGCAGGTTGGTAATAAAGCCGATGGAAAGTATCCAAACACGACCGGTGTTGCGATAAATTTGCGTGCAGAAACACCAGAGCCATTTAATTTGTTAATGGTGAGTAATCTGTATGTATAATGTTGAAGATGCAACGTTTGAAGAATTTGATTTATTGTGTAATAATTCTTTTGAAAACAGTATAGCATCAAAAGAGTGTTACGATGGATATGTATTTAAAAAATTAACATTTGATGGTGTTCCTTTAGTTGTTACTGGTGTTGTTCCTATTTATGACAAAAGAACTGAACAAAATGAATTATATATGTGTGTATCTGTTTCAAAAGATATAGTGCATCATAAGCGCGCTTTATTAATTGTTGGTAAAGATTATATTAATTTTATGTGTAAAAATGAACCATTATGTGTTATTATTGAACACGAAAATAATATTTTTTCAAAATTTGCAAAACATTTTGGGTTTGAACGTACAAATTTTGTTGAAAAAAATGTAGAATCTGGTATAATATATGACGTATATATAAGGAGATAGGATATGGCTAGTGCACCTGCTGCTGCTGTTGGTTTTGCTGCGATTAAAGTTGCACAAACTGTAAACAGCACAATAGATAATTATAGAGAGGCAAGTGTCTTAGATAAAATTAACAGACATAATGCTGCACTTACCGAAGAATCCATAAAAGCTTTAAATTACGAAGAAGCGATGAATAAGACGCTGATGCGTTTAAATGCGTATTCAGAAATAGGTTCTGGGCGTAATATGATGAGTTCCCGTGGAAATATTGGAACATCTGCGGATTCTGCTGTTATAAACGCATATGCTAATTTAGCTGGCGATTTGGAAGCAATGACGTTTAATTATGAAAACAAACGTTGGGATTTACGGACTGGTAAAGAAAATTATTTGTATCAAGCAAAAGTTGCGAAAGCGCAAAAAAAGAATGCGCTTATTGGTGGTGGTTTAAGTACAGCTGGTGCTATTATGCAAGGCGTAATAGGGTATAATATTGCACTTGGTATTCAAAATAAAACAGGTGTAGCTTTTGATGAGATGCAATATTTAAGTGCTAACAATTTATTACCATAAGGTGTAGGTATGGCAGAGATATACAAACAGCAAATTGAACACAAAGCAGAAGACGCAAGGATGCTGAAAGCTGCGCCATTCAAAGATTATATATCCCAAGGTTTAGGTAATGTTGCTGAAGGGTTTCAGCAACTTGATAAGTATTATCAAGATCGTGGTGATAAAGAATTAGCGGCAAAAATGGATTATGTTGTTCAAGAAGCAAACGCGATGGTTGAACATTGGGAAGATTTTAATACCGATGGTCGTAATGAATTAATGTCACGTGTTATGGACTTGTATGACCAGGCTTTGGCGGATTCTACTTATGATGCACAGGGAAGATTAAATGTGGCGAATCCAGAAGCCAAAAACATCTTTGGTTTGAAATTAAAAGAAAAAATATTAAAGCAAGCAAACGAACACGTGTATAATGAAAAACAACGCGATTTTAATGCGTTTGCTGATATTGTTGCGAACGTAAAAGATCCAAAAAAGAACGAAACAGCTCTTCGTGATATGATAGAAAGGGTCAGTTACGATCCTGATCATTTGTTAACTGTTGATCAAATTGGTGTATTGTCGGATGCAGCTGCGCGTAAGGCTGTTGTGCAGACTATCGGTTTAGCATTATTAGATGAAAGATATGGAGATGCTGCGAAGTATATTACTAATCCGTTTTATACAAAATTCTTAACACCAGAAGATGACATAAGTTTTAGACAGCAGTTAAAAAGTGCGTTAAAAACAAAGAAAGAATTAGAACGTGCTGCCGGGGCAAGTTCTCAAAGCATAGAAGATGATGCAAACTTGTGGATTGCAACACGTGATGCTTTGTACGACAGATTTAGAGATGTGCCTGGAGCACCTGCATTTATTGATGAAGATATGAATACAATGCTGAATGCTTTGTATAGTGGTAAATCTTTAAAAGATATTACAGTATTACAGTGGGTTGATGGGCTTGGTGTTTCTGCAGATGCTGTGATGAAATCTGGCACTGGGAAAGCTGTGGAGTACTGGGATTCTTTAAAACAAACAAGAAGACAGCAGATTATTAACAAATACAGAAACATTGTAAAAGATGTTTTGCCAGATGAATATAAACAACAGCAATATGATGTTGCCAGAGCGTTTAGAAGTCATTTGTATGATAAACAATATATAAGAACAGATGAAGACGACAATGCTTTTGTTGATTTGACAAATACTAGTAATGATGATTTACGCACATTGAAGCGCGAAGCAGATGAATTAAAAATGGCTGAACTTGGTTTAGATGAAGACACACAGAAATTGTTGCGTGGTTTTTATTCTATGTACAATGCTAAGTTTGCCAGTGCAGCAAAAGCGGCATCTTATGAATACAATCCTGTTGAACAACGTATGTCTGGAGAAACCAGTAAATCGTTTATGGGCGGCGGCAATCTTACTGAAGCTATGATCAGAAGTGCGCAAAAAGGAGAAGAACGTCCGTCTATAATAAAAGGTATGTTGGCAAATATGACGCGTTTGACCAAGTTTGGGGACTTAACAAGACAACAGCTTGGTAAAATAACCAGTGAAGGCGGGCATCCTGAAGTTATGGGAAGGTATGATGAAGAAGGGTTAAAGCAAGTTGCTGGGGTTTTGGGTTCTAATTATTTGTCTCCCACTATGTCTGATTTGATGTATTTTAATGATGGCGGGAAAGAAAACGCTAATGCTCTTGCTGTATCTGTTGGAAATTTAATGAAAGAAATGGGTGAAGTTGATTCTGATGGAGATTTGGTTGTGCCAAAGGCAAACACGTATCGTTTTATGACATATGCGATTCCAGTAACGCTCGCTTACATATCTGTATGGGGTAATGATGAAGATTTAAAAAATACAGGTATTAAAAGAAATGTGATAAATTCAGACACTGTTGTTGATATGGTGTTAACGTTACAAAACATTTATGCAGACAAGTTAGATAAACCAGTTGAAGCGTTTAGGGCTGAAGGTACATTTTATCCACAAAAACCCGAAATGGGAATTTCTGTAGCAGCTCTTCCTGGTATTCAAAAGTCTGACCCTTATAATATGTTGGCTACTGCGATGGCTATGGCGCAATATAAAGGTTTAACTGTTTATGGTTCTCAACCAGATCAGGACTCTATGATTAGTTTGGGTGTAGTATTAAATGGTTTGGCTGATGACTCGAAAGCAAAAGCACGCGTATATGCAAGTGACAGTGATGCAAAAGCAAGAATAGATTACAGAACAAAAGCATTACAACAACACAAAAAGATGACAAAGAAGGATTAAAAGATGGATGACTTTAATGATGTTCAGCAAAAAGCACAGGAATTAACCGCAAATGTAACAAATGGTAGTCCTGCACAAACGATTACACCGCCATCTAACAAAGATGAATCTTTTGATTATGCTGGTTACGGTGAACGCGAACAGGAAAAAACTAAAACAGAAGGAAGCTCTACTGTTTTAGAAGGACGTGATGATTCGAAGTTTGCCGTTCCGTATAGTGCAGGTGGTTCGTATCCTGGGTCTAATTTGTATGGAGCAGACATTCATCCGGATGATACTATTGTTGGTTTAAAAAATAAATTTACGCCTGTTGAACCATATGATTTACAAATTGGTAATATGTCCGGTAAAGTAGATACTTTAAATTTAAAAAAAGCGTTTGCAGAACTTGCATATTTACATACTCCACGTGGTATTGATATGGGTTTTTGGTATGGGTATGATAGGGAAATTGAAGAACCAAAAGAAAACTTTTTTGTGAGTGCGGGTCGTAGTGCCCTTAATATGCCTTGGCAAATATTAGGAACTGGGGCTGGTTATGCTGGTGCGCTTCCTGCTACTATAAAGACAGCGTATGGTGAATTGACTGACAATGAAGCGTTGATTCAAGCAGGAAACGATTTGTTGGAAACCATGCGTGATTCTACTAATGATTTTTTATCACAGACCACGTTTAGTTATGGTGAAATGGGCGACAACTCTGGCGAAAACAGATGGGGTGTTGCTTTAGGTAATTTAGCCATCAGTGTTCCAATAAGTGTCGCCACTGGCGGCTTTGGTGGTGCGGCGACATTTGCAGCTATGGAAGGGTTATCTAATGCGTATCAGGCACGTTATGCAGCATTTGATCGTGGTGTTTCTGGATTAGGTGGTTTGGGTATATCTTTGGGAGCCGGTTTAGGTACCGCTGCTTTGGGTGTATCGACCAAATTTATTGAAAAGCCATTAAAGGGGTTGTATAGACCTGCTGTGGGTTGGGCTCGTGCATTAAAAGAAAACCCAAAGGAATTTGCGAGACAATCTTTGAAAAGAAATTTTGTCTTAGGATCATATGATACGGTTATATCTGAACCGGGGCAGGATTTATTAACTGCGTATTTGGGTGAAGGACGTTTAACCCCAGAAGATTGGGAACAGGCGTGGATTACAGCTGTTATGGGTACAGTAGTTGGTGCAGCAACGGCTGCAGTAAAAACACACGCAGATAAAAAGACACAACAGTTTTATAACGATCGTGTTCGTGATATGTATGTCCAGCACAAAGCGTTTTTTGACAAACTCATCAAAGATTCAAATGGTGGTATTACACAAGAAATGGTGGATACCTGGTTTGAATTCTTGGCTAGCGGTAATACTCGCGAAGGATTTATATCGTATTTGAAGAACAAAATGGCAGAAAATATTGACAGATATGATTCTATGCCAGATGAATTCAAAAAACGTATTGAAGCAATTATTGCTAAGGGTGACGGTGTTACGCCATTAGCAAACGAAATGGCAGTATTTGATGCCAGATTGGATAATATGTTGGAAGGTGTTACAGATCTTCATGATTCGACAAAAGACATGATACGTGAAATAATGCGCGGTGTTGCGTTATATGATTATATGTATCGTGGAACTTCTCCATCTACCGCTGGTTTGCCAACAATAGTTGCAGATGTCGAAGCAACAGGTAATCCATATACAGACGCAAATGGGGTTATTCATTTAAATAAAGCAAGTTATCATGATTATGAAACATACAGCAATACTGCAAAAAGAAGTGGTAATTTCCCAAACAAAGAAACGGCAACGTCTTTCTTTGTAAAAGCTGATGCTGTTGATATTGCGAATGAAAGCGAAAATGCAACTTTTGAAAATGCAAAAGGCAGAAGAAAAGCTGCACATGAATTATATCACTGGATTGAACAACAGACTGGTTTGATGGAATTCCCAACGTTTGCACAGCATATGACAAATTGGGTTAATAATGTTTTGCCTGGGATTATGAACAAAACAAATAATCAGGGCAAATTGAAAGGCACGATAAGTGTTGATTCCCAAGGGAATGCAGCCGCTCCAGAAAAACAAGGGCTGGCACGTTCTGAAGCGTATGCTTATACATTGGAATATGCCAAATCTTTGAAAGAATTTTTGGGTCTGTCTGGTGATATGCGTAAATATATGGAATTGTTTAATGCCGTATCCGCTGCAAATCAGGCTTCTAGACATTTTTCTGAATACAACAAAATATTACAACAGGAAATAAAACGTAATTCTGCAACTTTGGATGATTTGTTGTCGTCCTATGGTGAAGACAGACTGCGTCAAGTTATTAAAGAATATGCCAGAACTGGCGACACAAGCGTCTTTAAACCTGAAGATGTTAAACGTTTGTTTGAAGTTATGGAATCTTTGGTGGATGCAGAAACGATTGAAAAAATGAACACTGCGTTTGGGGACAGGGCTACAGCGCAATCATTTATTGATCGTTATGAACAAGAATATGAACATTCTGAAGCAGAATCCCAAAAAAGCATACAGGATTTGAAAAAGAAAAAAGAAATGATTCGTGCTGAACGTGCAAAACGTTCTGCTGCTATTGATGAAATGGGGTTGGATTTACAGAAGACATTGGAACGTTCTTTATTGGCTTTACCTGCACCATCTGAAGCAGAAACTGAAGCTGGAGCGGTTACTGTTGATGATACGGTTGCCCAGATTGATGAAAAAATAGCAGAGTTAGAATCAAAAATGGACGATGACAAACAAAAATATAGTAAAAAAGATGCTGAGTCAGTAAAAATTGCTGCAGACGAGTACCATGTTAATGATGATACTGGTCTGCTTGTTGACGCTGAGGATCTGGCTAGAGCAAACGCGTTGGTAGATTTGAAAGAAGATATTTTGAAAAATGGTTTATCCGATGAAGCGTTGTCACGTGTCGAAGAACTGCTTAATGATGAAAATGAAACAACAGAAGCTGAAACAGGAACTGAAACTGAAACTGAAGTTGAAGTTGAAGCCGAAGACGAAAACGCACCGTTCAGACAATATGGCGGTCAAGCTGTTGAACTGGTAAGAGACAGAGAAAAAGCACAATGGTTTGAAAGATGGTTGAGTGGCGAAAAGGTTACACCAGAACAATATGACGCTTTATTAAAAGAAGCGGATAATGATATTTTAGCGGCTGTTGGTTTTGTGCCAAAGGTTGTTGGTGGTCGGTATATTTTAAGACAAAATCAATCGCCAAACAAAATCAAAATATCTGGTATTATGACAGCTGAATGGCAGCCAACAGATGAACAGATTGACAGAATAATAAGAGAAGGTGGTGTTAATCCTGACGCAATGACCACAGAAGAAAAAACTGCTATTGGTCATAAATTGGCGTTAATGAATGTAAAGAAAGTGTATTCAATTCAAGATGACATTAGTGCCTTTACTGGATTAGAAAGCCAAGCATTGGAAGATTTGGTTGTTGAATCACAAACAGCTTCACAAGAAGTAAAAGATTTTGCTGATATTGTTCAAGATACTGTAAAAATGTTGGACGATTTATCTGGAAGTTTGAATCATTCTGGTGTTACGTTATCTGTTGAAGATATAAATCGCGAATTGCCGTTGTTGGAAACAGCTGTAAGTTTGGCATCAGAACAGTATGATGACAACGTTCCGGGTGTGGAAGCGATCAGAAAATTCCAAAATCAGATCGATGTTAAAGCTTTAAACGAAAGAATTGACTTCTTGGAACGTCAAAGAAATCTTGATAAAAGCGAAGCAAAACGTCAATCGGTTGGTTTGCCAAATGATCCGTTTAGAATTGTGTATCAACCTACTGGCAAATGGTATCAAACAATAGATAAAAAAACTGGTAAAGTTACATATAAAGAATCAAAAAGACCTGTTGGTATGAATCCAATCAATCAGGCAATTGAATACAATCAAACAGATTTATTGTATTGGATGAAACGTATTGGTGCAGAAGTTGATAAATTCCCATCTGTTGAAGCACTTGAATCATACATTAGACAGCGTGGTATGGAACCGATATCTTTTAATGTTGATTATGTAAAAATCGATGAAGATAGTCCTGCAATTCAAGTGCCGAACTTCTTAACCAAGAGCATATTAAATCCACAGGATATAAGTCCGTTGTATGCCAGAAACGAACCGGTTAGTGTTGATTTTAATTCGGATGCAGTATTGGATCTTAAAGGTGCTTTACCAACACACAGCAAGATAATGATAAAGTTGTTAAAGCAGGCAAATGTTCAAAAGCCAGCAAACAAAGGTAATTTATCGTTAGAAGAAAAACTTATTTATTTGGCTGCGATTGGTCGTGCGCGTATGATTGCGAACAATATTATGGATCAATTGCAAACGAAAACATTAGGTTTTGCTGAATGGGCGACAGTTGGCCCAGAAGGCAACGTGATTAAGGGTGCAGATTTAGATTTTGTTACTTCAGATCGCGGTAAAAAGAACGTAGGTTTGTATAACCAGGATGAAGTTGCAGCTGGAAAAACACCGTATTTGTTGGCGGACGATCTGGATGTTAAAGATCTTCCGATTGGTTTAAAGTTCTTGGCGACTTTTGAAAGCAACTGGAAACGTGCATTTATTACAGAAAAAGGTAAAACCAGAACGGGAAGAGATTATTATGTGGTACGTTTTGCACAAAACAAAGATGGCACCAAAGTTTCCGAAATGGTTTGGGATTATGGTGAATTTGAATTGTTGCAAAACAATAACGCGTTCTTTGCAAAACCAGATTCAGAATTTATGACGGATGAAGATATTAAATACTCTTTGCTTGAAGCGAATGAATTTAATGGTCGTAGATATACTGAAATAGTAAAAGAATCCAGAGAAGACGCAAAACGAATTGCAATGCTTCCTGGCGAATATGTTTATGATAATGATTTGTATTCGGATATGGATTTGACAGATAATTTGTATTCGATCAATGATACTGATTATGATTACATTACTGATGATTCGGATATCTTTGCTGGTTTGTCGAACGAACAGTTTGAAAACGTTAATCCAGAAAGTCCGTTTATTACCGGTGAAGAAGCTTCCAACGAAGAGCTTTATAAAAAGATGAAGTTGGCAGAGGAAAACGGTAAAAAGAGTGTTAAAAGGTATTTGGTGGATCCAAAATTGGGATACAAGGGTGGTGCTATTGAAGCGATAAACTCAATGACTAATATTATTAAGTCAAGAAAGTTGCATCCTATGTTGTTTGCTTTCACCAGACCGTCTGGTTTGCCGCATCAATTTGAATATATCTTTGGTGAAGAATTTGCCAGAAAATTAGGGTTACAAACCACAGCTGACGATGCAGAACGTACTGCAGAAAAACTAAAGAATGATGTTGAAAAAGCGTTGTTGGCAAATACGTTTAAAAACACAAAAGAGCTGAACAAATGGCAGATCAGAAACAGTGTTGATATGGATGGTGTAAAAGCAGAACTCGACACTGGGGCTAAAGAAGCGATATCTAAAGACGAAATTCTTAGTTTGTATATTGCTGATCTAACAAAAGACGGAAAACATCCATTATTCAAAATACCTGCGGTAAATGGTGGTATTATTGAAGAAAATGGATTTACACACGTTTATAATAAATTGCACAGTAAATATAAAAACTTTAATGAACTTGTTGGATTGTTGACCGAACAAGATAAAGCTGCTGCAGAAATCGGTATGCAACACTTGTTTAGATTGCGTGCGACTGGTACTTCTGAAGGTGATTATTTTGTTCCTGTTAATACATACGAAGATTATACAAATTCTGGTGGGTGGGCAAACCGTAGACACCATAATGTTTCGGTATTTGGTACACGTTTGTTGAATCCATCTGCGAATTTGGTTGCTACAGGTATGTTTGCAACAATAAATAATATGGCTTCAACGGCAGGTGTTCGTGTGCACAATTACATTGATACACTTCAAACAATAAGCGATATGTTTAATATTGCTGCGCTTGCTGATGAAAAAGTACGTGTTGATCGTGGATTTTATAAAGATTTAAATCCTGATAATATGGAAGAAGCTGATTTAGTTAAAGCGATTGCTGCATCTAATGAATTAAATGCTGCTTTATCTCAGGCTGTTGGAGCTAATGGTGCTGCAGCTATGTTAAACGATCTTCAAAAATCGATAAATAATCAAGACAATGGTGCAGAACGCGGCCCGATGTTAAGAGTTTGGCAACAATTAACCAGATCTGCTTCTGCTATGGCATTGTCGTTTAAACCAAGACAGGCATTAACTAATTTCTTTGGAAATTATATAATATTTGGTGGTTTGTCTGGGCACGGAGCGTTGCGTCATAATACCGTAGATTTGATTAACGCTATAGCGCACGGTAAAGAAGCCAAAAAAGATATGGAAAATAATAAGTACTTTATGCATCGTCTTGAACAGGCTGCTTTGTCCGAACAATATAAACGTGCGTTGGATTCTAAATCCACAGATACGTTGCTTGGTAATGCTGCTAAGATTGCGCTGGAACACGGTAAAACCAAAACTGGCGATACGTTTGCTGCTTTAGATGCTACTGCAAAGTATATGACGAAACACGCGGTTGGTTGGACAAATACAATACCTGATGTGGCTGGTATTGCTTTGGGACGTTGGGTTATTAAAGATGCGGTTTATGCAAATGTAAGAGCTCAATTAGAAGCCGAAGCGGCGGCAAAACGTACTGGTAAGGTAAACGAAGAAGAAGTTGAACGTATTGCTGAAGAACAAATTGCAGATTATATGTTCTCTCATATATCTTCTTCGAATGTAATGGCACGTGGTCAGTGGGCAAAAGGGTTGTCACGTGTTGGATTGGAAGGTTTGGCTGCGTTTAAAAACGATGCTTTGCAAAAATCTGCATCTTTTGTGAATGCCTGGACACGTTATAACAATTCAACCGATAAAAATGTTCGCAAACAAGCACTTCGTGAAATGGAATCCATTGTTATGTCCACAATGTCTTATGTTGCAATACAAGCTGGACTTGTGTTTGCTGCGATACGTACGTTGTCTGGTGATGATCTTAATGATAAAGAAAGAGAATATTTGGTACAATCGTTGTTAAGAGAATTGATTGCACAGATTGCTGATGTGTTTAACGGTGGTGCTATTAGTCAACCAATACTTGAAAACCTGGTATTTGGTAAATCTGGTGGTGCTGATTTCTTACCAACAAGCGATATCAACAGAGTTATTCGTAACATCAGAAAGGGCGATATCTATACGGCGGGTGGTACTGTTGCAGGATTGGCAGGATTTTCTCCGATGGAACGTGCTGTTCAGTTGACTCGTGCTACCATTATGGCGTTTGGAGATGACGAACGTGCGGCGGCAGTTGGAAGATTGATGATTGCTGGACGTGGTGAATCGACTGCGATGAACATGTTGGGTTACACCAAAAATAAAAAAGGCAAGATTGTTCGAAAAAAATCGAAAAAGAAAAAAGATTAGTCTTGAAAAAAAATGAAAAAAATGGTATAGTGAAAGTAAATAGGAGTGGTAAATGATTAATAATACGATGTGTACGATAACACACACCACAACAGCCGATCCATTGGCTTGGTATTCTGTCCCGTTTGAATATATCACAAAACTTAATATTCCGCAGATTGTTGTTGAATATGATGGTACAGAATTGACATATAATACTGATTATGTGGTTGGCGTGCAGGGGCTTCAATTGGTAAATGAAGTAGAAGCAGGAAAAACGTTGGTTATTACGCGCACATCTCCATTTACACAGGAAACGGATTATCAAACCGGATTGATTGTTCCAGATGAAGTTGAAGATTCTTTTGATTTGTGTGCAATGCGCGACCAAGAATTACGTAGAGATCTTGATGAAGCCAATGAAGTTTTGGCAGATCATGAAGGACGTATTACGAATATCGAAG